TAAACGTCAAGGTCGAGGGCATCGAGAAGACGCTGGCGAGCCTCAAGAAGTGGCAAATCATCAAGCGCCAGGCTTGTGAGGATACGCTAAAGAAGATCGGATTCGAGGTCGAAAGAGATGCTAAGATTTTTTGTCCCGTGAAAACGGGTCGTCTCCGTTCTTCTCTTTCAACTAATTGGTCCGGAAGCGGAAAGTCTCGGGGACGAACGGGCGGCAAGGCGCAGGCCGACGATGGCGTTGGTGAACCGCAGGGGCCGCAAGGGCTCGTCGTTGTCGTGGGAACCAACGTGAAATATGCCATACATGTCGAATATGGTCACGTGGCAGGATCGAAGCAAGGCGCGGATTCATTCGCGGGAATGGGACTAGGGGTTGGAACGATTGTTGAAGGCAAATTTTATCTTACTAAAGCCTATCTCCAGCACGAAGGCGAAGTCGGCGCGGAGATCGGCAAGATCATGGGAAAGGATGAAAAAGTTTGATAACGCTTTTCAAGGTTAGAATGCCGCCGTTCATTGACGGCCCACTCCTTGACGTACTTCATTCGGGTTACATCGGGCAGGGACAGAAGGTCGATATATTCGAGCGCCTTCTGGCCGACGAGTTCCAGAACAACCGAGTCCTGACCACGAATAGCGGAACATCGGCAATCCATCTCGCGGCCCGGCTTGCGGGCGTCGGACCCGGGCATGAGGTCATCTGCACGCCCATGACCTGCACGGCCTCGAATATGCCCATCCTGGAGCGGGGAGCGGATATCGTTTGGGCCGACATCAATCCGCATGATGCCAATATCGATCCGGATGATGTGGAACGCAAGATAACGCCCAAGACGCGGGCTATCATCTGCGTCGATTGGGGCGGTTACCCATGCGATCTCGAAAGGCTCATGGATATAGCCGAAGCAAATGGCATCTATCTTATTGAGGACGCCTGCCACGCCATCGGGGCCTCATATAAGGGCGCACGGATCGGGAGCATCAGCATGTTTACATGCTTCTCGTTCCAGGCGATTAAGCATCTGACGACGGTGGACGGCGGGGCATTGACGCTGGCCGGCGGGAGCGCGGCGATGGCTGAACTCCATTATCGCCGGGGCCGACTTATCCGTTGGTACGGCATAGACCGCGATACGCCGCGCACGGACTTCCGATGCGAAGATAACATCGCCGAATTCGGATATAAATTCCACATGAATGATATCGCCGCAACCATCGGCATCGAGGGCCTCAAGACGCTCCCCGAAACGCTGGCGGTACATCGGCTGAACGCCGCATGGTATGGCTCGGAGTTTGAGGCACGGGGCATAAGGCACGCCCGCCCGCTCGCATACAAGCCGAACCGGATATCATCCTATTGGCTCTATACGATCCTGGTCGATGACAGGCCTTCCTTCATGGATTGGATGACAAAGGGCGGAGTTCAGGTATCGCAGGTTCACGCCCGAAACGATAAACATACCTGCTTCGCGGGCGCACGCGGGGGCTCGCTCCCGGGTGTAGATGAGTTCGATTCGCATAAGGTGTGTATCCCGGTAGGATGGTGGATCGGGCAGGATGAAAGGGAAACGATAATGGATGCGATAGAGGCATGGGATCATGTTCGCGGGTAACGGCATCGTCTTTCGGCCCGTAGAGGAGAAGGACCTTGAGGCGATCCGGACCCTGCGAAATGATCCATCGACCTGGAGCCAGCTTACCTCAATCGGGCATATCTCAGCCGAGGCGCAGGCGGAATGGTTCTCGCGGCTGGACGGTGATCCTTCCCGAGAATACTTCGCCGTATTCATGGAGCGACAGGATGAGCACTATCCTATCTATTTTGAGGGCGATTTCGTCGGCATCATTCGGATGGATGAGATAGACCGCCCCAACCGTTCCGTCCGCATCGGGGCCGATGTTGTCCCGGCGATGCGCGGGCAAGGATATGGGACGCGGATTTATAAGGCACTTCTCAAATATTGCTTTGATTACATGGGAATGCATCGCACCTGGCTCTTAGTTCTCGATACTAATGAGATCGGCAAGAAACTCTATTTCAACGCCGGGTTCAAGCTCGAAGGGAAGCACCGAGAGGCTATCTTCCGCAACGGGCGATTCGTGGATTATCTGGCCATGAGCATCCTTGAGAATGAATATAGGGGCCAATGAAACTCATCCTCGGCGATTGTCTGGAAGTAATGAAAACGCTCCCCAACAAGTCCGTTGACACGGTGATAACGGACCCGCCGTATGGGGTCGGCAAGGCATTTGCAAATGATGAATTTACAAACACTACCTTATTGAAAGACGTTTTCTCCGAACTCTATCGCATTGCAAAGGACGATTCTTTTTTGATTAGCGACTGGGCAAGACAGAAAATTCTAAGGCTCCCGGATTTTATTGGGGATTGGGAATTTCTCGATTTGCTGGCTGTCTCCCAGGAAAACACCATGGCGTTTTGCCGAGTCGGATTTGATGTATTTCAAAGCAAATTCCTATTGGGGAAAGGCAACCCCAAAATAGTGAAGCGTGGTTGGAATTTATATAAAACAGTTCGCAAGGCGGGCTTGCCCAAATTCAATCATCCGACCATGAAGCAGGTTGATGTTTACGAAAAAGTTGTTGCCCAATTTGCAAGACCCAGTTCGACTGTCCTTGATCCTTTTATGGGTTCCGGCACGACAGGCGTTGCCTGCGTCCAGACCGGGCGCGATTTCATCGGCATTGAGATTGACCCCGGATATTTTGCTATAGCAGAAAGGCGAATCAAGGAAGCACAAGCGCAACTTGTAATTCCGATGGAGACAGCAAGGGCATGATCGACATCCTTATTCCAAACCGCTTCACTTGGAACTCGATTTGCCTGACTGTCGAGTCGATCATAAAGCGTACGTCGCCGGAGACGGGATATAAGATCATCGTTTGCGATAACAGTTCCGTCACGAGCCTATCGGGGATGAACTGGGCGCGTGATCCTCAGCCCATCTCAATCACGGGCGATGACGGCAACCGGCGCGAATACCTACGGGCGATGGCCGGGATGGGGCACATCCAACTCATCGAAAAGACGGATCCCGGCACGCACTACGGACACGGCGAAAATCTGACTCTGTTATGCGCGGCATCGACGGCGGACTATGCGCTCCTCCTCAATTCCAATTCCGAGATCATCCGACCCGATTGGCTGGATACGCTCACGGACTTGATAAAAGACCCGGAGCACGATTTGGGCGTGGCCCGCGAGCGCGACGGGGGGAACCATTTTGACGTGAGTTGGATAACGCCGACCTACTGGCCGAATATCATGCTCTTGAATATGCCGCTCTATCGGCGGCATTTCGCGGACCATAAGTGGGAACTTCGGCAGATCGGATTTGAGGAGTTCGAACGGCCGGAGATATTCGCCGGACTTACGCCTCCTCGCACGCCCGAGCGCACGCCCCCGCTTGTGTTTGCCGACACAGGATGGACGCTGTGGGAACGGCTCCATTTCGATAATCCGGCGGAACTAAGGATGATACCCCTACCCGATAATTATTGGAATACGCACATAATATGGAGGGGTGGGATAGACCGGAATTCGCATCGCCCCGATCACCCCCATGTCAAGAGCGTACTCGCCGAGGTCGATAAGCGACTCGCGGAACTGAGGACAGATGGTATAACCTCATGATGTATTGCGTTCAAGATTATGAATCCTTTGAGGAATCTTTCGCGTTGCCCATGCAGGGCCGCCCGGAATGGTTTGCCTATATGGACATCGTTCGCTCCTATTTTGAGCGACATAAGATTGAACGTCCGCTAGTTGTCGAAATCGGGATTTGGGCGAATGCGCAGAAGCCGTTTTACGAATACTATTTGAACGCTCGGCATATCGGAATCGACATACAAAACAAGTCGGGGGCGCCGGACATTCTCGGCGATAGTCATGCACCCGAAACGTTTGACCGACTCCGGACTATGCTCAACGGACAGACCATCGATCTTCTGTTCATAGACGGAGCGCATGACTATCAATCCGTTAAACGGGATTATGAGATATATGCACCGCTCGCGAGCGGAATTGTCGCCCTCCACGATATCACGGGCTTGGCCGGGCCGCACCGATTGTGGGGCGAATTGATTACTACCGTATCCGGGGAAAAAGTCTTTATCTCTATCGATAGCCGGAGCAAACCCCGGACCGGGATCGGAATTATAGTGAGCCCATGAGGAGAGAGGGTTGAAAAGCGTCACTATCTGCATGACAAATTTCCAGTCCGGCGATACTGTCGCCCTGGCCATAGAGTCCGTCCGGAGGTTTACGAAATGCCCGTATGAAATGATTGTCTATGACGACGCCTCGGACCCCGTACACTACGGCGATGACCTCACATATCTCCGGGCCGCCCAAGAGAAAGGCTGGATCAAGTTCATCGAAGGCAACCCGCACGGCGGATGGGGATGCGGCATCAGGACGATGCTCAATGCCGTGACAACCGATCTTGCCATGATTCTGGATTGCGATATCCAGATCCTGCGCTCCGGATGGCTTGAGAAGATGATTGCTCATCAAGAGGCAACGGGTGCAGCGATGATCACCGATATGGAGGTATTCCCCGATAACGTATCTATCGCCTCGTGGTTTTTTATGCTGGATATGGCGCAGTATCCGTTCATTAAACCCGCCGAATGGGACTATACGACGAAACCGGAATTTATTAGTTGGGACGCAACGCCGATGGCGTTATATCCTGCCGGTCATCAGATTTATAAAAACATACTCGATCAGGGGCGCATTCTTGCCCCGTTCCCGCAGGGGATTTCGTCATTCCCGAACGGGCCGGGCGCGTATTACCATCACCCCTGTCACATCTCCGTTCTTTCCATGCCGATGAGCGGTCCGAACTTTGATGTCAGAAAGCAGAAATACGAAGCAGTCCAAGCGGAGTTGATTAAGTTGCGGAAGGATGCCTCATAATGCACCCCCTCAATCGGCACTTCTGGAGGCAGACGAGTCAGCGATATCCGTGCTATTTTAACGACCCGGCCGTTGTGATCGAGTTCGGGGCAGCCAATATCAACGGGTCCATCCGCGATTATTTCCATTGTAAAAACTATATCGGTGTCGATTGGCGTCCTGGAAAAGATGTTGATGTTGTCAGCTTGACGCATGAGTTTCAATATCCGGCGTCATGCTTTAACACGGTCGCCTCGGCCTCGATGTTGGAGCATGATCCGTACTGGAAACAGAGCCTCGCCAAAATGGTTGACCTCATGCGGGGCGACGGGATGTTGGTAATCTCGTGGGGATCGGCGCTTAATAATCCACACGAACTGGCTGTTGCACCCGACGGCCAATTCCACAGTCTCAAGTCCAAGGTGGTATTTGATCACCTGGAATCGCTCGGATTATATATTCACCAATTCCTTTATGAGCACTCGGTGTTTCTGGGCCATTCCCCGAAGGTATTGACGGGATGGCAGGCAGGATTTGGAGAAGTGACATTGATCGGGTTTAAGGATCCGAAATATTCCGAGGGGTTTAGAATTATCGACCCGTTTATTGATTGCGACAAATGAAGCCGGTTGATATTCTAATCCCGAATTTTGATGGCCGCGAAGCCTTGGAGTTGTGCATCGAGAGCATCGCCCGGCTCACGCCGGAGCCGCACCGCGTCATTGTCTATGATGACGCCTCAGCGAATCCGGGCGAACTCATCTATCTCACGCGGGCGCAAGATGTTGGCCTGATCAACCGTATCCTTCTAGGGAATGCACATCGGGGCCACGGGGTCGGGCTGAACGCCCTCGTCAACGGTTCGGACGCCGACTTCGCCGTCCTCATGGATAATGACATCCAGGTGCTCCGCCCCGGCTGGCTGTCGGGCCTCCTGGGATTGGCCGCCGATCCCCATGTCCTCATCGTTGCAATCGAAAAAGACAAGTTCGGATATTGTAGCCGGGGATATATGCCGGGACAATTCTTGCCATGGTTCGCGCTCCTAAACATGACGGCCTATCGGGACGGCATGGCTGTCGATTGGTCGATTGACGAATTGCGGCGCGAAGATGAGCCGTGGCGGACAGAATGCTCCCATCTTTATCCGCCCGAGCATAATCCACTTTTCCTGTGCACGCAGGCGACATGGGGCAGATATGCAGTAGATTTCAAACCCGACAAGGTAATCTTCGATCCCGGCTGCGTCCTTTGGTGCAAGATGCGGCATGATAACCCTAAAGGATATATCCATCGGGAATTGACGCCCCATATCTTGTCATCGTTTCATCATTGGGGGCACGCCCAAGCGTGGCTTGAACCGGAAAATGCAGAAACGAAAAAGGGCAGAATGCTCAGGGTTCGGATTCGGGAAGAGTTGGCAAGGCTTCGATGCGCCTAACCATCGCCGCCGCCAATGTCGATTCCCCGGAATGGGCCGAACTTCTCGTGAAAAGCGTCCGGAAGTTCACGACTCCGAAAACGTATGAAATTATCATTGCCGATAACGGATCGCTTAAGCGGAACCTCGATTGGTTGAGGCAACAACCCGATGTCCGGCTTATCGAGAATCAAGGAAATCTCGGACACGGCCGGGCGATGGATCAACTGGTCGATGCGGCCGTCGGGTGGTATGTCTGCATCCTTGATATCGATACCCATGTTCAGCGTGTTGGGTGGGACACCGATCTCATCGCGCTCTATGGAGCCGACCGATTGACGCGACTCATCGGTTGTGTCGGTCCGGCGCACAAGCCGCTCCACCCGCCCCTGTTTTTCTTTGAACGGCGGTTTATCCGTGAGCACTACCTATCCTTCGCCTATCGGCCGGAACTGGACCCGCGCTCCACGGATACGGCGCAACGTATTTATTGGCAGATACTTGACCTCGGATATAAAGTCAATCGGCTTGAAAAGGGAACGAAGGTTTATCCCGATTGTATCGGAGATGAAATATGGATCGGGGATAAAGCGACCCTATACCATCATTGGTATGGGACAAGATTCCGCGAAAACACGGATAAGCCGCAGCCGAACCTGGATGGCTATACACTCCGGGAACACATAGAGAATAAAGTGCGGGTTTTTGCACAACCACTCGTGAGGGAGATATTAGGGAATGACGGAACCGACACCGGGACTTGATCGAACCGCGATCATCATAACGACGTTCATGCGGGACGCACTCCTTATGCGTTGCGTCGAAAGCATCAGGAAGTTTTATCCCGATATCCCGATCTTCGTGGGCGACAACGGGAATCCGGATGATAAAAAGACGGAATTTCTGAAGGCTGCCGAATGCACGCATTTCCAACTTCCGTTCGATCTCGGCGTGAGCGGCGTCCGGAACGAAACGCTGAAGCTTATCCCGCCGGAATACGAATACCTGATGATTATCGAAGACGACACGGTATTCACCGACGAGACGAAAGTTGAAAAACTCCGGGCGGTCCTAGACGATGAACCAACGGCCGGACTCTGTGGCTGCCTAATGTTCCTCAAGGATGGCCGAGAGCAGCACTATGAAGGCAAGATTTATAGTGAAGGCACGACGCATTTCATAGAGAAAATTGATTCTCCGGTATGGCGGAAGACGGCATCCGGCGTTCAGTTTACCATGAGTTTCGATCTTATCCTCAATATCTTCCTGATGCGTCGCCAGGTATGGTTCGATAACCCATGGGATAAGGCATTTAAGACGGCGCTGGAACACGAGGATTTCTTCCTGGGGCTCCAGCAAAAAATGAAATGGCGTGTCGCCTATACCCGAGACGTATCGTTGCAACACCTTCCGGAAGGAACGGACGATTACAAGAAATACCGATGCCGTCCGGTGGGGTGGAAATTATTCGGCGAGAAATGGGGACTCAAATACGTCAACAGCGATTACAATCCGGAATCGCCCCTTTCTTACGAAGCGATGGGAGATGGGAAACCGGTTGATCTCAAGGGTGATAACCTCGGACTCATCATAGATGTCCTAACCGCCAACAAGTGTATCTGGTGGCTGGAGGCCGGGACGTGCCTCGGGGCGGTACGGGAACAGGGGTTCATCCCACATGATCCGGATATCGACATCGGACTTCACCCGAAGGAACCGGCACTCTGGGATAAACTCCAGGCCGACATGATAGCGGCCGGGTTTGAGTTCTTGCGGGCGTGGATTTACGGCAAGAAAAAAACGGAATTAAGTTTCCGGAAGAACGGCGTCAAGGTCGATCTTTTCTTTTTTTATGATGACGGCGATTTTTGGTGGCACGGCGCATTCGGGCCGAATAAGAAAGGCGGGCGTGACGTCGATTTGGAATTTCTCCCGCATGTTTTCTCGGCCCATCTCTTCAAAGACCTGAAGCCGGTCACGTTCCATGGCCTTCCATGCTTCCTCCCGAACCCGCCGGAACGATATCTTCTGGAGCGCTATGGATCGAACTGGCGGCAACGGCAACGAGCCTATCGATATTGGAATGACTGCCGGGCCATTGACCGAAACTATTTCAAGCGGGGCGCGAAAGCCGTATTCATCGGCGGCGTCTGGGACCTCTTCCATGAGGGACACCTGGCTATCCTTGAACGGGCCAAGGCGCTTGGGACGAAACTCATTGTCGGCGTTCTGACCGATAAGGCCGCATCGGATTACAAGTCCCAGCCGATCATCCCATTCGAGGCTAGGCGGAGGATTGTCGAAGCCTTGAAATGCGTCGATAAAACCATTATGCAGAACGACAGGAATTCGACGGCCGACCTTGAGGCGGCAGGCATTCAACCTCATTATCTCGTTCACGGCGATGATTGGGACCAATGTCCCGGCGAGGCATATGTCCGGAAGCACGGCGGCAAATTGGTTTATCTACCTTATACGCAGGGTATTTCGACGACCGAAATCCGGCAACGGATAATTGATAATGACATGAAGGCCGTTATTGCCGCCCGCGAAAATAAACTTGCCGTCGGGATCAAGACGTTCATGAGGAGTGAGACATTATTCAAGACGCTCGAAACGTATCGGGCAACGCTCGCCAAGTCCGGCCTACCCTATCGCTTCTACATTGCCGACGATGGACCGCAGGATGACGAGAGAGCGCTGGCCTATGCGAAACTCAAAAAGAGCGGACACGTGATCATCTCCCTTCCATTCAATTCGGGGATTTCCCTAGGACGGAATGCGATCATAAAACAGGCCAAGGAAGATTATGTTCTAATATCGGATGACGACGTTGTCATCAGGGACCCTGAATCGATCAAACACATGAAAGAAGTGCTCGATTCGGATGAGCATATCGGGTTAGTTGCAGCGACGCTTAAATATGAAAAAGGTGCATTCTTTGCCGGAGAGAACTATGCCAAGGGGCTACGATTTGAAATGCGGGGCAAACTACTCGCCAGAATCCCGGCTCCCCGCGAAGTCCATGCGACGGCCGGCGACATTAAGTATGTCTTGGCCGATCAGGTTCCGAACATCTTCCTTGCCAAATGCAAAATCTTCAAGGACGTGATGTGGGATAACCGGATAAAAATCGAATATGAACACATAGACTTTTTTCTGGAGTTAAAGAAAACGTCATGGAGGGCGGCCATCTGTCTTGATGCCGAGGCATTCCATCTCATCACAAGCCCGGATACGGAATATAACCAGTACCGTAGGACAACTCCGATGGCATATTTTTTACAAAAGCATGGACTGGGATCGGTGGTCAACCAGTTTTAGGAGTTCGATATGGCAACACGAAGGCTCGGATTCCAGCCGTTAATGCAGTCGATCTATACCCGGCTCACGACCCATGCTTTAACCAGCACTTATACGATCTATGACTACGTTCCCAAAAGTGCCGTCATGCCGTATGTATCCTTCGGTTCTCCGATAGGCATCCGGTCCATATCATTCACGACAAAAGACACGCAGGTTGAAGACAATACCATCACCGTCCATGTCTGGAGCGCGACCAAAGGCGATAAGCAAGCCTCCCAGTATATGGACAATATCGTCCAGGCCGTCCTCGGAACGGACCTTGCCGTGCTCGGATATTTTGCGCCGTTCATCGCATTCCTCGATATGTCGGAACTCTTCATTGATGATTCCGTGCCGACGCATCTCGTAAGGCATGGCGTTATGAGATTCCGATTCATTATGGCTCCGAGTTGAATCGGGGCTTAATTAAAAAACATATCACAGACTTAATTTAGTCTGTTCATCTTACCCGGAACCGCGAATCTTTTCTCACGCGGAACGGGGAAATAAAAACAAAAACTTCAAAGGAGTTTATTATGACTACAGCCGCTGTAACCGGCAAACTCATGACCCTCTCTATAGAGGGCGACCTGATGGCGGAGAACCAGTCCTTTGCCCTGCATTTCGCGGGGGCCTCGATTGACGTAACATCGAAGGACTCAGACAATTGGGGCGAATTCCTCCAGGGCCGCAAGGAATGGTCTATCGATTTTAACGGCATGTACATCTATAATGATGTTGCCAAGCGTGCTCTCCAGGCCCACTTCCTCACCGGCATCCCAGCTGACTTGGACATTATCATCACGATGCCCGACGGCGCGACCTTCATAGGCAGTGCTGTTCTGGAGTCGATGGACTACGAAGGTCCGGCCGAAGAAGCGTTGACCATTTCCGGATCACTCAAGGGCAGGGGTGCACTCACACCTTCCGTAAGCTGAAATTCCTCCTTTTTTCTTCCTTCCTCCTTTCTCCCTCGGGGGGCGTCCGCGGGGATGCCCCCCACTTTTTAATCTTTTCGTAAGGAGATTTTATGAAACCGCACGTAGAAGCAAGGTCCGTTCCGATTACCCTGCTTGATGGTAAGCCACGGCATGTCTACCTCGGGTTTAATGCGCTTAATACGCTGGTCGAGAAACTCGGGGTCGATATCATGAACGCGCAGACCACGATAACTACCGCCGGGGGACCGGAGATGCTCAAAACCATCCGGGCAATCCTTTGGGCAGGACTTATCCACGAGGACGAAATGTTGACCATCGAAGATGCCGGGGATCTCATCGAATTCAGCAAACTTGATGAAATTACTAATGCCGTCCTCAAAGCTTTGGCGCTGTCCTTCAAGTCCGGCGGAGAACTAAAAAACGCCGAAAAGCCGGTGACGGAGACAAGCCCCTCGACGGACCCGGCTTCCTCAGAGCAAGCGAAAGAACAGCCTACGCCCTAGGTCTCAAACCCTGGGAATTCTTTGATTTGACGCCGGGAGAACTCTGCCTCATGGCTGATGCCGTAGGCGAGCGCGAGTTTGTGCGTGAGAAGGAGATGTGGCGGCGATTCGCATTCTTGGCAGCTGAGACCATGAACATCTCCGGGAAGAGCGTTCGAAGGCCGGTAAGAGCCAAAGACCTAATCCGGTTTGAGGATGACGACAAGGTTAAGCCGGGGCCGCCGCCGGCTGATATCGAACATAGGAAACGACAGGCAATGGAAACGGCAAAAATTCACAAGTCAAAATTCTGGGAAAAACTCAAGGATGAGTCTGTCCGGAATTTGACTGAGGGTTAATATGGGCGAGATCGGAAATATCTGGATTAAGATCGGCGCAAAAATCGACGACTTCGAGCGGAACATGTCTGCCGCCGAGAAGGCGATGGTCAAGGTCGGCGATAGATTCCAGAGTATCGGCAAGACATTAAGTATCGCCGGTGCCGCCATCACCGCCAGTATGGGCCTCATCATTGCCAAGACCGCGAACCTCGGCGACAAGTTCTATGACCTAAGCCAGAGGACAGGTATCGCCGTAGAAACATTGTCGTCCTTTAAGCTCGCGGCCGACAAGAGCGGAACCTCCATAGAGGGATTTGCGACGGGCATGAAAGGCTTGTCCCGCGTCATGTTCGAAGCCGCGTCCGGTGGCAAAGAAGCCAAGGAGACCTTTATCGCCGTCGGCGTCTCGGCGACGGATGATGTCGGGAAACTCCGACCGCTCGATCAGGTCATGCTTGATGTTGCTGACAGATTTGCCTCGATGGCAGATGGTGCCGAGAAGAATGCGCTTGCCATGAAGCTCTTCGGTAAATCCGGCATGGACCTCATTCCCATGCTAAATCTTGGGCGCAAGGGGCTACAAGAAAACATCGATAAGATGCAGAAGTTTGGTGCCGTAACCCTAGAAGAGGCTCGGGCAGGCGATGCATTTAACGATGCCATGATGGACTTGCAGGCGGCCACGGGCGGCCTGACTAGGACTATCGGCAATGCCCTGATTCCGGTCATGACCGACCTAGCAACGAAGGCTTCCGAGATCATCGCTAAAGTTACGGCTTGGGCGAAAGAACATCCCTTGCTTACGAAGGTCGTGAGCGGAACGGTGCTGGCTATCGGCGGATTACTCACGGCACTGGCAACCCTGAGCTTCGCTTTCGGCACGGTATTGAAATATTTTCCGACTCTGATAACGGGTTTCAAAACCATTGCGGCCCTTGCTGCGAAATCGATCATCTTTACGTTCACGCTCGCTGGGGTTGCAATCGTCGCGGCGGGCGTTGCGAAGATGATTGCGGATTTCAAGAAGCTCCGGGAAGAGGGTAAGACAACGGCAGATGCGCTTGCGGCGATGGCTCCGAAATTCAATCCGTTTCAGAATATGTCGCGTAAAGGACTTGGGAAATTCCTGACCGACATGGAGGCGGCGCGGGACAAGTCGATCAACCTCAAGGGAGCGATGATCCTACTCGGTGAAGCCTTCCGCGCTATCAAGGGGGCTATTGACCCCGCAACTTCAAGCCTTGCCAACCTCACGGCCATCTTCAAGGAATTCGGCCTCAAGACTAAGACCGAACTCACGGCGGAACTGGCGAATGCCGAGGCAGCGCTCAAGCTCTTGAAGACCTCGGTTGAGCGGACGCCCGGATCTATCAAGGTGCTTGAAGATAAGATCACGTCCCTGAAAGAAAGTCTTTATGGCGCGAGTACCGAGACCCGAACATTGACCGAAACAATCATCCCCCTGGGTCGCGGGGCTGAATTTGTCCGCGACGTGATGCAGGGATTTGCCGGTGAACTGACAAATACATTCATCCCGGCGGCCCGGGACATGTCGCTGATCATGGCGGCGGCTCCCGCCTCTTTTGATGAGGCCGGCGGAGCGGCTTCTGCTTTTAATCGGGTACTCAATGCACTGGCAAGGCAGATGGGGATTACCGCATCTGAATTCAGAACTAAACTATGGAATATAGTCTCGGACGTGAATGCCTGTTTCGGTATAAGTATGAAAAAAATAGGCGAAATCGCGCCTCTCTCAAACTCAGTTGCCGATGGGATGGCCAAGGCTTTCGGCGAGGCATTCGCCACCATCATCAAGGATGGATTGAATTTCAAAAACTTTTTCAATTCACTCCTGCAGGGCATAGTTAATGCCGTAAGTACATACATCGGCGGCATTCTGACGAAGAAATTTAAGGACTTTTTTTCGAGCATCACAACGGGTGCGAAGGAAGCCGGAGCGGGACTCGCTGGTCTGGCGATCTCGATAGGCGCGGCTTTCACTGCCGCTTACTTCATCACTTCCGCGATCGACTGGTTCGATGCGCAGAAAGAAAACAGAGAAGTCGATGCCTATTTCGATCACATGATAGAGGAAGCCCGCAAGGCCGGGAAAATTATCGGAAATATCATATCATCGTCGATGCTCCGGGTTCCAACCGGTCCCGCTATTCCAACCGGTCCCGCGATAGGATCGGGCTTTGGCATAGAGATGGATACGGCCCTCCAAGCCGTTAGGGACGGCATGAAGGGTATTTTCAAAGAAGGTCAATCACTCAATAGCGTTTGGGAAACACTGATAAGCACCGCAAAAGAATTTGGCGCAGAGGGCAGTAAGGCTTTTATCGATCTTATCAAACAGATGCGCGAAGCCGGAAAAGAATCCAAGGCCCTCCAGGCATATCAACAGGAACAATTAAGCACTATTCCCAATGCCCTTTCAGCGTTGATAGCCGGTGTCGGCAAGAGCGCGACAGCCGTAAAGAATCTCGGGACGATCGCATTAACATCTTTCAATGCAATGACTGCCTCGGGCATGTCGTTCTTTGATGCACTCCGGGCCATGAAGGAACCGTTGGCTGCGCTCCGGGACAAATATAAGGAACTTGGACTTGCGGCGGATCCGGCCCTCAAGAAATTACTCGATCTCGCGGGCATCGCGGATAAAAATAAAAAACTTTTCGACTCCATCCAGGCCAATAAGACCATCCTTGAGGCTCTGGGAAATTCGGGATTTATGACTGCCGAAGCCCTCAAGGCCATTGCAACCAATGCCGGCGATTATTATGCCAAACTCCAGAAGGCCGGTATGTCTTCCGAAGATGCGCTCCGCGCAATGGCGCCGACACTCCAAGAGATATATGACTATTCCAAGGCTTACGGCATTACCCTGGATGAAAACACATTAGCGCTTATTGAGCAGGCAAAGAAAGCGGGACTTGTTAAAGATAAGGTTGATATAGGCGACACGTTAAGTTCCGTTAACACATTAATGGGCGACGTCAACACGACTCTCGATAAAATGTATAAGCTTTTTTGCAAGGTCTATGGAATTGCCGAAGATTTTTCGGATGAGGGCGATGCCGCCGGCAATAGTTGGGAAGATGCGGGAGAGCGTGCAAGAAAAGCTTGGGATTGGGTGGATGGGGATGGTGGCGGGGGCGGCAAGGGTGGGGGCGGTCGCGGGAACCCTCGCGGGGGCGGTGATGAGTATGGAGCGGAAATTGGAGCGGTTGGTAATGGATATGGAGCGGAAATTGGAACGGTTTTTGTGGGCATCGGGCAAACTATTACGAATACACTTGCCGCAGCGGTTACAACCACGGAAAGTGCGCTGAAAAAATTCGGAGACGGTGCTGAAACTTTATTGGGGGTTCCTTTCAAGAAAACCGTCGGCGGCATCGGTCAAGTTATTATGGGCGAACTGACCCCGGATTTATTGAAGGGGTTGGATACGATGAAGAAGGTAGGTGCGGGAGCCGAGAAGAACATGGGCGTCCCGGTCAAAACATCCCTCAAGGGAATTCAAGGGGAACTTGAAAAAGAGATTCCCGATGCTTTCCGTAAGACAACGGATGCAATGAAGAAAGTGGGGGATAATTCTCAAAAGGCCATGGGTAATCCGGTTATAGATACCCTTGACGATATCTGGGGCGAAATTGAAAAACTTGGTAAAAAGATTTCTAAGGTCGACTGGAAGATAAAGATTAAAGCGACCCTTCCTGATCTTTCCAAATTGTTCGGCGACGATGACGCGGGCGGCGGTAGAGGCAGGTTCCCCCGCCGGGGCGGATACGCCGAGGGCGGCATTGCATGGACTCCGCGACTTGCCCGCATTGCCGAGCATGAGCCCGAGATCATCATGCCGCTTCGGGATTATCGGGCGGATGCGGCCCCGGCCGCGAGCGGTCGTAGTCGTTCCGTTAATCTCACGTTCAACGTCAATGCCATTGACCGCGCCGGAATAGAAACATTCTTGAGACGGGACGCAAGACCTATTCTACAACGGATGTTTGACCATAATGATTTCCACGTGCCTACGGGCGCAGTAGGGGGATAACACAATGTCACTACAGCACACCCGTTTTTTATGGAATAACCTTTTCGACGATGCGACGCTCGATGCATCGACCGAGGCGACGGATTATCCCGTCGAGAACATCCAAAATGAATGGCCGACTTTTGCATGGCGCTCAACGGACGATGCGAGTGAATGGGTATCTATAGATACCAAGACAACATCGCCCGGCATAAAGGCGCTCATTATCAAGGGACATAACTTCAGTGCGGGCGCATCCGTCCGTATCCAGGCCGACGCCGATCCGGCTTATGGGTCCTTAGACGTAGAACTGATCCTTCCGATAGTCTCCGAGACTATGACCTGTTTTTGGGATACGCCCCAAAACTTCAGGTATTGGAGAATCACCATGGCCGATGATGCGAATTCCGATACCTACGTCAAGATCGGGCGCGTATTCCTCGGCTCCTACTTTGCCCCGACTTATGATGTGTCGTCTTATTCCATGCAGATTACCGATCCCTCCGAGATTGGGATTTCCGTCGGCGGTCAACTTTCGGTTGCCGCTCGGACGCATTATAAGGCATGGACCTATCAATTCACCTTCATCCCGGAATCGGACAAGGATACATTCGAGACGATCTTTGCAGAGGTGGGATTCTCAAACCCATATTTCATTGTCGAGAATGTCTATGATTCCGCATCGACGCGTTATGCCCGGAACACCAGTCCGTTCAATTTCAATTTCCTGTTCTATGATCCGACGGGCGTGGGGTTTGCCTATGACATGGACTTCTCCATCGAGGAGGCCCGCTGATGACCTTCAATCCGGCGCTCACGACTCAAGATCTCGTCTGGCTTGCGCAAATTGAGCCGGCCAGGAGGCTTGAGGGTGAGACATGGACTCATGTCCTTGTCACTTATACGAACTGTTATTATATAGCACACCCCGAGGGTAAGCCGTCCCGGGTCCGCGAATGTCTGAAATCAACGGGCCTTTTCGTGACCTATACTCCGGACGTTGCCGATCTTACAACATGTAATTCAACGGCTAAATCCTGGTATTGGGATGCGGCGCAGGCCCGACTTTATGTCCACACATCAACGGCGGCAGACCCGGGTGTAGGAAGCGGCTTGTTCTATATCAATTCCTATTTCTGGGAACGACTGGCCGACCGCCAGGTTGATCTCGTGGATCTATTGGTTGATACCATAAGTCATCCTTATCGTCCGCTCCTCGACCCGTCTTCCATTGCCGATCTTTCCTTCGAGGCGACACCGTTCTCGGAAGGTGGAATCGCACAGAGTTTCGGTTCTGTAGTTGCATTAAATCCCGGTGGTTACTGGGACTCCCGACTTGCTGATTATGTCTATGAGGGGAAACGCATGGTCATCAGGTTCGGGCGCTGCGGCGATGCTTATGCAGATTATATCAAACTATTCGACGGTTATACGGGCGGATGGAACTGGACGGATGGGACGGTCGTATTCGATACGGAAGACCCGCGGCGGTTCCAGGAATAATCATGCTCAATATCAAACTGCCTAAGACTCGATATAAATGGGCGGCGGGCGTTGCACCGAATTATCCGAACCTTGAGGAACGGGCCGACGGCGCACCGATCCCCATCGCTTATGGCGATCTTCACGATGTTGTTCCCGTCTGCATTGATACGGTTGACCATGTTTACAAGATAGCGGATCACGCCATTCATTCGCTTGACGAGGTTCGGACAGATACGGAAACGCTGGATCCCGGCGATTATACGCCCGACCTCGCTGTCGCCGAATTTACTCTTGATAAAGAGACGCCCTTTCTTGAATCCGGCACGACCTATTATTTCGTTCTCGATGCCGATTGCTCCGTGGATGCTGCAAAGCACCTACATCTCAAACGATATGATGCGGCGGTATGTGGATACGGTGATGGAAGTATATGGACATTCGATTCCGGCGCTAATACTTGGACGGCAGACGCGGCGCATGACCTCCGGTTCTGGGTATGGGGCAGGGAAACCCTCGACGGACCGGAGACGATACAGGTTAATAACTCTAGGCATATTTGGCCCAATGAGACTCAGGAGTTTAAGGATACCGCAGCTACCGCCCAACTCGGGCAATCGTTCAAAACGGGTGGAACTGCCTTCTACTGTACGAGGATACAGGTTTGGTATATTAAGGCTCCGTCGGGCGGTGTCTGGACGGCCGGGTATATCCGCGTCTCTATTGCATCGGATCTCGGACCGCCGTTGGTACAGATCGGCTCTACCTCTCTTGATGCTTCGGCCGAGAACTATGCCGACCCTTTTCTTTTTCCCTTGCGCGGCGATATGTCATCTAACCTCCTTTGCGATATTGAGGGCGCGACAATAACGGGAGCGACCGCCCATCGAGCCGTATCCGGCAACATAGCCACTATCGGGACCGGCGCCGTTCACGGATTGATCGTCGGCAGTAACGTCGTGATCAGCGGAATGGCCGATGCGACCTACGATGGGACATTCACGGTGAAGGCTGTCCCGGACATCCTCCATTTCACGTATACTCTTGTCCATGCCGACGAGGGTGAGACGGCCGATACGGGCGGGACCTGGGTTGGGGCGGTTGTCATCGGGGCCGACATGCTCGAAGACCTCGTCGTAAACCGGATCGGCAAATCGCTTTCCATCCTTGATGCGGCGGCCCTGCTCGATTTCAAGACGAACCGAAGGCAGGCAATAGCGACCTATATTGACTATGACATGACATTCGGAGAGATCGTCGGCAAGTTGGAGGCTTCGCTTCTTTTCAAGCTCGTTCCGCTTCAGGATGGGACATATGCACCGACGATCTATGCGAATAGTGATCCGCTTGGAGTCACGCCGCCCCATTTCTTTGATGAGCATTTTCTGTCTTTCTCAATGCGGCATGATTTCTCGGCAATCAAAAATATCATCAAGATTAAGTATGACGAGAATCCGGACAATGATGAGTTCAAGGTTAGCGAAGCCGACTCGGATGTGGCACGATTTGTTTACGGCATAGAGGAAACGCTTGAAGTTGAATCATACTTGAAAGCATCCGCCGGTGCGGCATGGTTGGCCGCCGCCTATCTCTCAATGTATGAGACGCCGCCGCTTGAGATCACGTTCGAGGTGCGAGGCTATGGGCTTGACCTGAATCCCGGCCGCAACAGGGTGAAGATTACGCGCACGCGGGCGGCATACGCAGGTGGGGCGATAAGCGGGGTTCTGTTCAGGATTATCAAGATCACGAAGAAGCCGGCAACGGCATCGACGGAGATCGTCGCCGTTCTGGATACGCAAACATATTAAGGATATGGCATGAGCATCGGCGAAAAAGTCGCAACGCGAAATGAGGTGGAGATCCTCCGGCGCAAACTGGAGCGGGCGCTCTCCGGTGCGGGGATCACCCAGCATATTATCATCCCGCCGGTTACCGAAACTTTCATTGATCTCACCGATACCCCATCGACCTATGCGGGCGCGACAGGGGAACTCCCGAGCGTGAACGCCGCCGAGACCGGGCTGGAGTTCAATTCGTATATCACGGTATCGCCGACCTTGCCGCTCCTCACAATCCGCAATCTGACGGATGCCGAGGTCGATACGGTCATTCAGTTCGCGGTTGGGGCGACGCCTGTCGTCAAATATACGATGGGCGTGGACGACAGCGACGCCGATTCATTCAAGATAGAATCAGGGACGGCGTTTTCGGGAAATGACTATATCCGATACCTTGATGGAACGCTGACCCTACAAGATTCTACGGCAGGTCCCATATTCCGGATTATTAATGCCTCCGATGCCGAGCGTGATCCCCTCATTCAGTTCGTGCTTGGAGCGACGCCTGTCGTCAAATATACGATGGGCGTGGACGACAGCGACGCCGATGATGCCTTTCGCATCGGCAAGGGCGCGACGCTGGAGACGGAGACCGTCCTATATTCGGGCAATACAAATACCCTGTTCGGGGAGGGCGTCTGTTCCGGGACGGGCGGCGATCCGGCGGCGATGACCAATAGCGTCATCATCGGAGATGAGGCGGCTCCGCTTGCCGCCGGATACTGGGAAGATAATGTCATCATCGGTTCCCAGGCCGGATATAACATAAGGGACTGGTACAATACGAGTACCGAGGACGGTATCTGGGATTCCGTAATCATCGGTCCATACGCCGCCAGCGGCGTTGCTGCCACTCTTTTGGGAATCAATACCGTTATCGGCCTTGGGTATGATGTTTTGGGGGGGGCCAAGGGATATTTGCAACAAAACATTTTTATAGGAGACCTCGCCGGACATAACATTGACACGACGGGCCAGGATGATGGGGCTTGCAATAATATCGTCCTTGGCAGTAGTGCGCTTTATTCATTCACCCCGACGAGCGATAATTGGGGCGATATTGTAGCCATCGGATATAATGCACTCTATCATTATATTGATGATCTCGTTGACAATGACAGTCGAATTATATCAATCGGTTCCTATTCATTCTATGAAATGCTATATGGAACGGCAAACGTCGGAATCGGCGACGAGGTTTTATATGGCGGCGGAACCGTTGATGTTTCCGGTGGAACGGCCGGACTGAATTATTGCACTTCGGTCGGCGCTTATTCCGGGGCAAACCAAGACACCCCGGCAGACGGGTTATGCTTTTTGGGGTATTTTGCCGGGAACGATACGGGAAGATACGGATATAACCAGGGCGACGTTATCGCCGTGGGACGGAATGCCCTAAAGATAATTGCCGTTTCCGGGACCCCATACTTCACAACCGAGAAAGGTTCAATCTATATCGGGTCTTATTCAGGTTGGGATGTTGTGAACTTCGTTCCCCCGGCCACGGGACCGACGGGAGCAAAGGCGGCTGGAGCGGGCCTTGAGATAGGCAATTATCGTTACCGAACTTCCTTTGTTTTGGACGGTAAGGAAACGATGCTCGGGGCGGCGTCGGCCTCTGTCATCACGACCACGGCCGGGAACCTAATCATAAACGTAGCGTCAATTCCAACCTATACCGGCCCGAGATTATGCACGGCTAGAAAACTCTATCGCTCTAAGGTCGGGGGTTCGCTTTACCTGCCATACTATTTTGTTGCCACCATCGGTGACAATTCGACGGTCATCTATGCCGACTCCACGCCGGATGCAAGCCTTACTGCAGTTGGCCCATCGACAAGCTATTCCATCGCTCTCGGATACGGGGCGAAGGTCTGGACGGCGCACCAATGCGTTATCGGCGGGGATTCCGGCGGGTACATAGATGACATTTATCTCGGCAATGGTATTGTCAACGCAACGCCCCTAGACGTTACCATAAATGCATCGGGGGGCGTCGGAACGAATATTGCCGCCGCCGACATCATCCTTGCCGGCGGAAGGGCCACCGGAGATGCCGCATCAGGCGATATCATATTCAAGACAGGTACGGTTGGGGCTAGCGGAACAGTATTACAGATACTTGCCGAGCGGTTTAAAATACAGGCAGGGACAGCCGGGACGATTACGAGTTATCCCATTAGATTGCTCAACGTGGCGGTTCCGGGGGTAGTGACGGATAGTTTCGCCGCTTATTCAGCCGACGCGGGCGGCATCGGCGGTCACGCGGCGCCGCATTGGATAGGCGAGGCCGGGGGGATAGTTTCGCTTGAATGCGGAGGCGGGACGGTCAATGAGTATCGCTATTATACGGACCTTGCCGACGATGCCATCCTTACGCTTCCATTCTCCATCACGAGTTCAGCTCGCGGATTCATCGCCGCCGGGAATAATGAAGAGCGGTCTGATTTCTGGATCGACAATGACGGAGACGTGACGCTCGTGAATAATTCAACGAACGTCGTGGCCAATGCCGATACCGACGATAAACTGGATATCGGAACGGGGGCTGCCCAGGAACCGTTGCAGATCAAGAATAGACTCAATGCCACGAAGAAAATCTTTCTTGTTATTTGGTACAACTAAACAAAACGGTAGATCTTAAAAAAGGAGAAACGATGTTTAAATTAATTCTCGGGGTTGTGATTGGAACACTTTTTGCCGACAGCATCAAGAAAATTGCCGTTCTGGTTTTCCAATGGCTGAAGGAGAAATTGGGGAAATATGATTACTGATAACAATGGCTGAATTCTATATCGACCCCGCATTCGGCAATGATGCCGATGGCGGGAGCATCGCGCATCCCTGGAAAACAATCAGCAAGGCCAATGCGACCCTTGTTGCCGGGGATGTCGCCCATCTTATGAACGGGACATATAATGACCGGATTTTTCCATCACATTCCGGTTCCGCCGCGAACCCCATTACCTATAAGAATTATCCCGGCCATAATCCCACACTAAAAGGAACGAACCAAGGATATGGAGTATTCCGATTTTCCGTCGGCAGAAATTATTTTATTATCGATGGAATTGCGGTAGATGGTTCTCCAAGAGACAATTCACTCCCGCAATGGTGGTTTGTTTGGAACGAAGGCGACTACAATATTATCCGGAATTGTCCCCTGATTAATGGAACGGCTAATGTTGACGGCGGCGTCCGCATCTTAGGGAACCATAATAAACTTCTAAACTGTATGGTAGCTCATGCCGGTTGTTATAATCTCGGGGATGTTTGGATCGAGGGAAGTTATAATCTCGTGGAAGGTTGCTCAATAATGGATGTTGGGCATGACTGCATTAACAATTTCGGACATCACAACATCATTCGCAATAACGACCTTTACAATCCTATCTATCGGGTTGCGGACGCGGCCCATAGCGGCGGTAGCGACGCAAGAGCATATCTGGTCTTTGAGGGCAACCGGGTTCACGGCGCTGCCATTCACGGAATGCAGGCAAACTCTCCATATCAGATAATCCGTAAGAACGCCGTATATGATAATTCTCAACACGGACTTGGGGTTTATGGTGGACAACCGGGGGTAGGCAGTTCATCCCATTCAAGAATCTATAACAATACGTTTTATAATAATGGCGGTGTCGCCGTTAAATTAAACAAGAACGGGACCGACAGCATAGATATCGTTCTGAAAAATAACCTATCTTATAAAAACGTAGGTGGGTTTACCTGGTATGAAAATGTCGATCCCGCGAATCAACATGAAATCAACAACTTCAACGGAGACCCCCGTTTTGTAGATGAAGACAATCGTGATTTTCGCTTGGCCGCCGACAGTCCATGTCGCAATGCCGGGGCTTTTCTTACCACGACTATCGGGACTGGTTCCGGAGCATCCATCCCGGTTTTGGACGCTTCTTATTTCATCGACGGGTTCGGCATAGTCTCCGGAGATATTGTTCAACTTCAAAGAAACCCCGCCCTGTTTACCATCGTCGGCATCGACTATGCGGCAAATATAATAACCGTTGACAGACCGACTTCATGGACGGGCGGACAAGGAATTGCTTTAGGATGCATTGACACGGCACCGAATGTCGGGGCCTACGAATATCAGGAGGAATCCATGGCTATTAAAACAGTACCGTTCACCTTGGCGGTGACGGTTGCGCCGGATTTTTTTCCGGCGATTCTGCCGACAAGTCTTTCGGTTGCTAAAGGCGTTGTGGCGGTTTATTCGGTCTCTTTTACCGCTCAGGGCGGATTCACCGGGCCGGTATCACTTGCCGCACTGAACCTTCCAACCGGAGCTGTGGCAACATTCAGCAAGACATCCATCAATATCGCCGAGACTTCGACGCTGAGCATTACGACAGCCGCCGTAGCTCTCGGTACATTCTCACTCACCCTGGAGGGGACTGCTACGATCTAATAGGCAGTATCGATGAACGGTATGAAAAAGAAAAGTATCAAGTTTATCCTGAAGGTTATAAGAAAAAGGAAAGGGTCTAAACGGGTTAGATAATCATAGCAACCGTCATGAGGCGAAACATGATAAAAGATGACAAATTCGGAATCGGTTGGGGCCGTTTCGTCCCGATGGACGACGCATTCGGCTCATTCGATGGGACGAGGTTCACGTTGGACGAAGTGGGGTTGGATAAGGAAGCCCACGCCGTAGCGAATGCGGGCGCAAATTTCGTCCGTGTCTTTCCGTGGGGCGGTTGGGACCGACATCCATACGGAAAAAAGTCTCAATTCCAGCCCTATATGCTCGATGCGTCCCGGGACAAGTGGGAGTTGTCGGCTTTCAACGACTACTACTTTCCCATCATGCGGAAAGTGTTTGAGATATTCAACGGCGTTAATATGAACGTGATGTTCGACCTGTTCGAGGCGTGTCAGTTTCATGGAGCTGTCCTTCAATGGTCTCCATGGGCCGTCAACGTGCAGGGCGTCCAGAGATTCTGGGAACCCGCCGCCGACAAATACTCGAAGGCGTGGATTCTTCGATGCCTGAAAGAGTTCAAAGGTTATGACTGGCTGGTGTCGTGGGGAAACGAAACTATCCATTCCGACGTCCCCGATTTCACGAAACGGGTCATTGTACCCATCATTAAGTCTGAAAAGCTCGACTTCAAGCGGATGTTCTATGGCCCGAACATGACGGCTTACAGATACGACGGGAACCATGTCTACGCCCGGCAACCGGACAACCGGTCCGTACAGGACTTGGTCCAGGGGATGTTCGAGGACGAGTTCGGGCTTCAGGCGAAGATGGATGTCATCAGACCCGTCCACGGATGCGGCGGCCCATGCGATCCGAAGGACGGTGAACGCCCATACGGACCGTTGCTCGACCAGGCCATTTACGTCAATAAGGCCGCCGTCCGGCTGTTGGTGAGCGACGACGGCGTTTATAACGGCGACAGCAAATGCGATTTTGATAATCAGAAGCGGTATCGTCCATCCGCCGCGACATGGGGTAAGATGGTGAAGTATATGGTCGGGATGCACCCCAACGTCAGTTTCGAGCATATCCCCCATGGGTCGAATCTCGATTGCCACGTCGAAACCTTCAAGGCAATAAGTGGGGCATATAGATCAGAGTTTGGGGCATGGCCCTCGAACTATGGGAAGCATCCATACACGCCGCCACCTCCCGGCCCTGGACCGGAACCTGAACCCGGACCAACGCCGGGGCCGGATTGCCGGTGTTCCTATTGGCTGGAAAAGGGGGGCGACGGGAAGCGAGATTGGAAGCGGTGGTGGGATTGCCTTTTCGGCGATGGACCGAAACGGTGCAAATAGACCCGATTTGGGGCTACGATGCCCCAGGATCGATTATTTAGATCAAGTCCTTCCCGGACTATATAATTCGACATAATAGCCTCTGGCGTCAAGCCAGGGGCTTTTTTTGTCCTCATATTTGCCATCATTTTATTGTGGAATATAGGAAACGATGATACAAGATGATGTAAGATAATACAGCCCTGCCCTGATATGGACTAGGTTTTCAGGCAGGGGCAGAGAATATCTCGAACGGTTTAAGGAACCATCATTCGTTTATCGGCTTGTCCTTATTTATCAATTCATTACGATTCAACTCTTCGATGTGTGTCCCCAATTTTGCTACCGACTCCCTCTGTTCTGCGAGTCCGGGATGCGTATATCGGATGGTAGTTTGAATATCCGTATGGCCCAGAATCGCCTTTGCTACCATGAGTGAAGAATGCTCGCCAACGAAGGTTGAGACCGTATGTCTAAACTGATGAAACGTAAAGTCGGCAATGCCCGTTTCTTTCCTTATCCGCCTGACAACGGGAATAATAGAATTGCTGTCGCGCCGTTTCATCGGGAAAACATAATTATCCCCTAACGCCTGCCTTCTGATAATCTTCTGGGCGAGCGGAGAAAGCACGATTTCTTTGGTTTTCTCGCCGTGACCCATGCCCATAACCCGCCGCTTGCTCTTTGTCTGAGAGATCGGCACTACCAGTACGTCATCCCGGACGTACTCCCGCCTAAGATTCACAATCAATCCCAACCTCATCCCTGTCGCCAGCGATAGGAGAGCCATGTCTAAAAATACGGCCTGAACATTATTTCGGGGTTTCTCTGCCATACGCCGGGCCGCATCAAGAATTTTTCCTATCTCTTCATCAGAAAGAGCCCGACGCGATCCGTCCTCGGTAAAATGCTTATAAAAACGAATGGGATTTGTCGTGGTTATGCCATCCTCTATGGCGCAGTTCCAGAAGTTGCGCAGGAGTTCCATATAGCGATTCACGGTTGCGGGCTTCAACCCGCGTTCGAATAGCGCCGCCTCAAGTTCGCGCACGTGCGCGGCCGTATATTGGCCAAGAGGGAGATCCGGCCAAATGCCCCAAATAAGGGCAAGGCGACGTTGGAGTTGGAGAATCGTTTTGTTATGCCGCTTCTGATCAATATAACTTGCTGCATATTGGGTGAACCGAATCGCGCCTCGGGCGGGTAAGGGTAGTCCGAAGTGCGCCGCCGTTATCTCATCATCGACCTGACGCATCCGGCCCGAGAGCATCGCCTCCTGGCCGCGTTTGATCTTGAGCGAACGATAGACACGGTGGCCGTCGATCATACGCCTGTACCAATATATTTTATTCCGTAAATAAATTCCCATTCAATTCGGCTGCGCCTTCGGTTTATCGTCCTTCGGCGGCTCCGGCGGCCCCCCATCTTTCGGTTCGTTACGTTTCGGCGGCGGGATGAACGGCGGGACTTTGTTGCCGGGATAGAAGAAACTGTCGAAGTTACCTTTCTTGTCTATACGGAAGATGACCTTCATAAATCAAAACCTTATATTAAAGTAATCCCGAGATTGCAAGAATCAATAAAATAATCACAATGCCGATTATCGTGAGCGCGCAACCTATACCCTGGAGCGAAGTTGCCGT